CAAGGCGTGAGCGACACGCAACGCTACAAAATGATAGGAAACGGATTTACTGTTGATGTTGTCGCACATATTTTGAAAGGAATTAGGAGGAATGATTGGTGATGAAAAAAGGAGAATCGAAAAAAATACAATGTCAATGCGAAGAAGATTGTTGGACTGTTCATTTGTTGGGTGGGGATAGGTATTCTCTACAACTCAAATGCGTTCACTGTAAAACGGTCATCAAGTTTCGGCTACCAAAGAGAGGTGCTTGAGTATGCCAAGAGGAACAGGTGCTAAACGCCGAAGGAACATTGCTCTCAAACGCCGCATGGTTCTCATCCTGAAACAGAATGAAGGTCGGGTCGTATCAGCGAGTGAAATGGTTGGGCTTCTCATCGACAGTGGTTTGAGTCAACGATACCTCAAGAGTGCTGTCGGATTAGGTTTAATCCTAAAAGCAACTGCCGGAGTAGCGAGAACCCAAAGTAATTTTACGGATTGCGGAGGGCAAACATATTCAAGTTACGGGTATACTCTTGAGGATGAAGCCGCTTTCAAAAAGTGGCTTGAGTCCAAAGGATGCTGATTAAATGAGAATTGGTTCGTGGGTATTTGTAAGAACAGAAGACTTATTCGTAGACAACTATTTCCCTTATAGTAAGAAGGGTAGAAACAGAATATTTCAACCTTACATTTACTTTAGTGGGGGTAGAATGATTCTACACGGAAAGCGCGCCCTATGGTCGCTACTCGACGCTATGTTCCCCAATGACCCTCTACCTCGAAAGATGCTCAACGAAGACCTCAAAGACCCCTTAATCGGTAAGGATTTGCTCAACGGTCTGTTGTCCGACCCTGATGCTTGGCCTCATCTCCGTTTGCATGTAAGAACCGGTGATTGGGTCGACGAGAGAGGGAAACCAAACCAAGGAACATACATTCTTTCGGTAAGTCCCTCATCGTCGGATTTCGATACAACCCCTTCTCTTTTGATGTTGGAAAAAGAATACCAACAGTCATACATTATGCCTTTTACCCTTAATACTAAAACAAGACTCATTACTATTCCCGCATTAGTAATTCCTTGTATGGGCGATAATGATAGCAAAGTAATTTTAACCGATATAATTGACGGTCAACATCTAATTTTTACCTTAATAGAGAAAAATGGTTCGGGTTTCCGACCAAAAAGATACGATAGTTTACCGGTTTCCGACACTACGAACCTTTTGTCGAACATAGAAAACCGACTAAAACAATTAGAAAATCTATCCGAAACGAATTACATTTGGCCTAAAAATAACCCACTCGATGCCGGAATGCGGTATTATGAGCGTGATGATTTAGAATACAGACGCTTTGTTTCATCTCCTTCGTTCAATTCTTTCAATTCTTGAATTGTTTCTAAAAAGAATAAATTGCTCGCAGTATCACAGTTTTATTTATTCTTTTATTGTTTCATAGAGGGGGAGTGCAACTTACACCTGTATACTATACTATACTAATAACTACTTTCTCTTACTACCTATGAAGGAATAAAATAATTAAACGGATTGGGGCGCAGTCCGTCGTTTTATTCTTTCTACGGACTTTGAAAATAGTGAAAGAATGGTGTTATATAGTATGTCCTATAATGTATATTTATGGCGAAGCACACACAACGAACCAAGGCACGACTCAACAATAGAGTGCGGGCTATACTAATGAACGGCCCAATGCGTAGCGACGACATTCACTCAATCATGCTCACCAACTACGGGCATGAGAAGTGGTGTGGTCTTGGTAGCGTGGCAACCCTATCTCAAACCCTAAAACAATCCGGTATGTTCCGTAGAGCGTATTGGGTTACATCTAAGGGTCGACAATTAGATGGTAGTCTTTCGGCCACAGAACACCGAAGGTTGGGTAACGGTCAAGACATGATTTCTGTTTGGGAAAACAAAACGATGGATGAGATTATCGAACCTTGGCTCACCAAAACACACACCCGCCGTAAGTTATCCAACATGCCCGTAACAGTCCGTGAAGCGGTGGCACAAGCGAGAGGTGAGCAAGAATGAGTTACGGATTTGAAACACATAAATCAGTCGACATCATTTGGCGAGGACTACCTTCTACTTTTAGTCCAAAAGTATGTTACATTTATGTGCAAGGCGAGTTTGGATTTCTCCCTTACATTTGTGCGAGTGCTTTGGTCGGTAGAACGACACCACACGCCGAGATTCTCTCTCCGAACATGAGCGTAGAACCGTTCAACCGGTTGCCTATGCCTGTTCCCCCTTCGTGGACTGTTCACCAACTTGAGAACAATGTTGCAGTCATGGCTATCACCCATCACTACCCGATGGCAATGTCTCCCGACAGCAACCCCGATGTGTGGGCTAAATCTTACTCGGTGATGAGAGACTCTCTCTCGTGGCTCGCCAACCAAGGTTGCGAAACAATAGTGTTCTTGACATCAATGACGATTACCGATGCCGACTCCGAGCCTGATATTTACGCTTACGACATAAAAAATAATATTCAACCGGAGACACCTCTTCTCTTAGCACTACCCGCTTGGGCCATGCCTTACATTTGGGATGGTATGGGTAAAAGTGCATCTGTCGTTGCGGTGAGTCAAGACGAAGGGCAATTCATTGACATGGAGGCTTACAACCTATTACGGGAATACTTAATCGCAGTCGGACTTGACTTCGACGACACCCACGCCGACCGGACTATGAAAATGGTTCAAATGGTTCAAGGCTCTTTGGAGTCCCTCGGCTCTTCATTCGACGACTTCGGCGGAGATGATTTGAGATGAGTAACATAATTGACCGAGTGGTAAAGTTTGCTCAAGACAATTACTATGTCGATGTCGAAGACAAAATCCCTATCTTCATTTGCTCGATTGGGGCGCATATTTTCAACGCCATCAACAAGTGTTCACGGTGCGACTTTCACCCTGCCACTAATGCCCAATTTAACATACCCAACTGCCCGTTGCGGCATGAGTTTGCACCCATCTACACCCCGATGTCTCAATTGGCTGATACACGCCTTCATATCCTCATGCGAGGGGAGAAGGGTTCGGGTAAAAGTATTCTCATAAATCTATTCTTGGCCGAGGGAACAGGACTCCTGTATTCTTCAAGTGCCATGAACGACGGTATAGGTTTCCGAACCATGCTTGGGCCGAACAGTATTACCGAAGCCGGTATGTTCGGTTCTGTCGACGAAGAAGGTGATATTGCCGGTAGACCACTCGCTCGTGAAATGTGCGGGGGCTTCCTTGGGTTTGAAGAATCATCCTCTCTTACCGACGCAAACAAAAAAGACCACAGCGTTGACATGAAAAACCAACTCTTGACTTCTCTCGACAACGGTAGAGTCAACAAGGCTATGCGTAACGGGTGGGTTACTTACAATACCCGTTATACTATGTGGGGCGGCACTCAACCGGCTCGCCTTGAAATGGAGTCGGGTCTTGACCGTCGACTGTTCATCATCGACATCGAAATGTCGCCGGAAAAAGAAGCCGCATACAAGGTTGCACAGCACAAACAAAGCAACATGACAAGAGAACAAAGGGCCGACCTTGCGAGCGAGTCTATCGCCATTCGCAATTGGATTAACACCCGTATGCTCGATGCTATTTTCGACCCACCTTCGGGGGTCATCTTTGCTGATTCGTTGGGTGATTGGCTGAATAGACCGGACATTCGTTCTTACGAAGCCGACATATTCCGCCGTCTCGCCATAGGTTACTCGATGATGAAGCAGGATTGGGTCGGAAACCAACCACTCACTATCGGACTCGATTCTAAATTACTATCGCTCTTGGAGTCGGCGTTGCTTATGCGTCGGTCTGTCATGGACACCGAAGTGCGTCTCATCAAAGACACATATTGGATGCAGGATATTACCAAGTCCACATTGCTAAAAGAAATAAGCCGAATAATAACTAACGGAGACTACACATCAGCGAAGCGTTGGATAGGCGAAAACCTTGAAGGTCAAATGTGGTATTCGGAATATGTGCCGAAGAGTAAGGGTCGTGGTCGTCGTGGTGTAATGTGTCGCATAGGCCCATTGACTGACCCTGAACAGGTCAAACAAAAGTGGGGTGCGAACAATGAGAACAAGGAATGAGATTGAGCAACGGTTGGCCGGTGAGCATAACGCCTTGACGATAGAAACGCTTCGTTGGGTTCTCAACAATCCCGACTGTCCTATGTGCGGAATATCGACAAGAAAGGATTTGGAGGTCGGTATTCATTCGGGCGACATAACTACACTATATTTAGAGGAAAAGTATTCTTGGCCTATCGGAACGGTAATGACTCACATGGATGAACATGTAGACTACGACCCCGAAGAAGCACACCACATGGAAAGAATGCGAGGGGAGAGCATAGACACGCTCGACAGCGCACAGGATATTGTTTCTCGTCTGTTGGGGTGGCTCGACGAATTGGAGGCCATCAAGGACTCCACAGGGGGTATAACTTCGGAGTGGGTGGCCGACGCTTCTAAATTGGTTGCTCAAGCGAACACATCTCTCCGACTTGTCGGACAACTCAAAAAAGAAATAGGTGTAGACTCACAATTACTTTTAGCGCAAAAACAAATGGATGGCGTTATGAGTATACTGGTAAACACTCTAAGGGATTCGCCACACCTTCTCGACGACATCGAATTGCGTATCGCTTCTCTCAAACAACCGACAGTGATAGATTACAAGGAGTATGACATAAATGGTTAAGCAATGGCGGAACGGCTCTCGTAACACTCTCTACGCTCGCACCATACTTCGGGTAGAGTTTCCTAAATTGGTTGAAGCCATGAGCGACGACTTCTTGTCGGCACAAATTACAGACACCGGCATAGAGTGGCGAGTGTTGGGTTACAAAGTTACTCAAAGGGAAGTGGCTCGTGCTTGGGGTTTGAGCCACGCTCAAATGCTTCGACTCAAAGATTACATCTATGAGAAAGACCCGTTCTATGCGGAGGGGTAATTATGACGGGAATAGTAATACTTACTGCTGACGATACATCTTACCGTTCCGGTAGAGTGATTGAGTCAAGGGGTTTAACCCACCCTCCAACAGCACCGGAAACAACTTACTTAGTCCACGCTAATAGATTAACGGAAAAAGAAATAAAGCATTGGATTGGTTTAGTGCCGTATCGTTTGGTTTTTGTTATCCGTAAATTACCTCGCTTGTCTAAGGAAACCAAAGAGGCTATCATCATCGACAAGAGCCTCGTCGAACAAAAGAATCCACATAAGAAGGCTATTGATGCCCTGTTTAGGTGGGGCGACCGTCGAAGGGTTCACAATTTGTTCGTCGGGACACCTATACCTTTAGCCTTGGCGTTTGTGAGAGCGAACAACAAAGACATCGGTTTGTGGAGGATGCTTGCCGATACCACATTCACTCTACCTGCTGAATACTCCGAGGCGATATTGGTCTACGGCATCAAACCGACGAACAAGAATATCTCGTGGCCGAAGAAGTCGGCAAAGGTTGACGAAGCACCTCCGCAATTTAGACAATCCGATAAGTATTGGGATAAAATTATTGCACTTGAACCAAAGGTGAGGAATCAAATACGAACACAAACGCCGGACAAAGCACCATCCACTATGAAAAAACGGAGGGATAAGACGCATGAGTGGTTTTGATACTTGTTGTATTCTTATGATAATATTAGTTTGGGCTTTACTTGTCGGGCAAAACCACCACACCAAAGAACAAGCAATGCTTATGGCTATCGCCAACGCCCCCGTTCCTCCCCGACCTACTCCGCTTTTTATGCCGGTCGATGACCCACATAATTTTCAGGAGGTAGACAATCCAATGCCGGTTACTGCCGAAGCAATGGTGTTCGACAACACTTACTTCGATTGGGTTTCGGAGTCGCAATTTGTTTCGTGGAGTGATGACTAATTTTACGGCAACTTTAATAATGAAACCGATAACAGTTAAACGATGAGTGCGACGAACCGTAGAGTCCGGCGCGCCATACTTGACATCTTGTGGGATGAAGGGCCGCTTACAAAGGAAGAAGTCGCTAATGAATTGGCGAACCGTAAGGGTGTCGGTCGTGTGCCGAGTCCTCATAGCCTGTCGGCTCTCTTATGCAAATCTCACTCGGTCATCAGCGTCGGTAAGAAGACTGTTCAAAATATTGTTGGGGTAAAAGCAAAACACTTACTGTATGACATCGACCGTGAAATCGTTCTCTCCAAGGATGAAATAAAGTATATCCGTGAACCGTCTACTTTAACACCAAAAGAAAAGGCTCTTTCCGCTAAGTGTCCTCATTGTTCCCGGACAAGAATATTCCCCGAAGGTTCTAATCAATGCCTTACATGTCTTCGCTCTTCGGGCGAATGATATTAGTCGCTCATTTAGTCGCATCGGCATGTTTATATAGTATCAGTAGTATGTATATATGTAAGGGGAGACAGATGAGAGCCGAAAGCATACCACATGTAGAATACGAGATATTGAATGAAGTCATTAACAATATCGAGATTGCTGATGTTCAAGACGCTATGGTGACTGATACAGTAACCGAGAAGCGATTCAAGACCGGTGCTAAGAATGTGGCTAAGTTACTTCGTAACTTGATGACCCGACGCGCTCACCGTCTACCACACACACACAAGGATTACAAACCAAAGGAGGAATGAAACATGTTTAAGAGAAGCCCATACAAAGTCGGACAAAAGATTCGCGTCGACGAAATCAAACCAAAGATGAACGGTCGTGCCAAGATGATTCCTGCGGGAACAGGCGGTTTTGTTGTAACAGAAGTTATCACACAACCAAACCAAAACAACGGGGGTTACTTCATAACTGCTGAAAGTAACCGTAATATTAACGGCGGTAAAGTCCACCTCTCATGGCATATCATGTGGCCGCAATTCAAAGGTCGCAAAACGCCGACCGAATACCTTTCGGCTTTCCGAATCATCGTTGAGGGTCAAGCCCCAACTCGCCAAGCCAACGCTTATATACCTCGCCAAGAACCGGTATCTATGGAAGACCGGAACATCGTCGCTAAGTCTGTCCCTGCGGGTTCAAGACCAAAGCGACTTGTCTTGGCTGACTTTTTGGAGGAATGAAAAATGGTAATAGTGCAAGTTAAAATAGAATTGGAATTGGATATTGATATTGAGGTAGACACTTTGATGGAACAGACACTTCGCGAGGCTCTCGCAGAAGAAATCAACAACTACCACATCGAAGACATACTGAATAGCATTGAGGTGATTGGATGATTACTCTTCACGATTTACTACCGCTTGTCGAAGCCCTTCGCCGTCTACAATTAGACCAAGTGCAAAGTGTCGCTGAACGCGATACCAACGAGGATAGTTACAATTACTCTCACCTTATTACTATTAGGAAAACACTTGCTCGCTACAATGAAGCGTATGCCCCTTACCTCAACTTTGATGAAGACATTGCTTTCGTCAAACAATTGTTGAGCGACCGCGCAAACGAGGTGATGAACGGATGAACGCAAAAGAATTGTTCAAGGGTCTACGAAGAATTAAGAGTAGAGTAAATTACTCGGACTTCATCAATCACTTTTACGGCGACGAGCCTCCGGTAGACGAAACATACCGCATGGCGCAATGGACTATGTTCAGGGATGACATTGTGTCGTTTTGGTGTCATTCCGGCAACGCTCGCCAAGCACTTACCGAGTCTTTGGTTGAACAACATGCCGCAAAGGAAAAGCAAGCCGAAGAACTCTTCGCAGTCATTGACGAGGTGGGTGTTTGATTACTGTTGCTTGTATGACCTGCGACGAGAACATGGTTTCCGTGGATTCGACACATAAAGTGTGTGGCGAGTGTAGGGCTGACTTTTACCTTGAAAATTATAATGTGGTGATTGAATGATTTTCCCTTATTGTGATGGGTGCGGTCTACGGCTGTTTTACAGTAATGTTGTCGAAGGTAAGTGTATTGCTTGTGGCACAGTTAAACCACGACACAGCACTAAACCTATCGAAGAGTCCGAACACTCTTTCAAGTGTGTAAAACCAAATCTACACACGCCTCAATTTGAAGGTAAGCAACACTGTAAGACATGTTACACTGAAAGTATTATTACGGAAATAACAGGTGAGGAAGAATGACCGTAAAATTAACTTGTTGTCTTTGTGGTAAGGATGCCGGAAAATACGGACATAATGCTCAACCTTTGGCGCAGGGCCGATGTTGCGATTCATGCAACACAACCGTTGTCTACGAGCGACTTACTCAAGCCATGAAAAAGGATGGTTCGCTATGAAGTGTGCTTGTGGTGCTTGGCATTGCGATACTACGGGAGTCACATACTCCTTTGAATGTATCTTTTGTGTTGAGAGAGGTATGAGTTTTCTTTTGAGCGAGGTGGGACAATGAGCGTTTGGGCTACGAAACACCGACCGACTTCTCTTTTCGGTATCGTCGGACAGCATGAAATCGTTAATGAATTAACGGCAATAGTAAGTGGTAAAGCACCTATGCAACATTACATATTTCATTCTCCCGAAGCCGGAACAGGAAAGACTTCGGTTGCGAATGCTTTGGCGAGAGACTTGGGTTGGCAAATTGTTGTGTTCAATGCTTCTTCTAAGAAAGAGCGGGGTATCGACTTCATCGAAGAGACTATTATTCCCTTAACAAGAAGTGGTATCAAGGAACGCATATTCTTTTTAGATGAAGCCGACCAACTTACTGATGCGGCGCAGTCAGCACTGAAAGGTGTCATTGAGAATGCCAACGGTATTTTCATTCTTACATGCAACAACTTGACAAAGGTTTCACGGTGGCTTCAATCTCGATGCCAAGTCCGAACCTTCAAACCAATTCCCCACGATGCTATGGTCGGTAGACTGCGAGCGATTGTTTCTCAAGAAGGTTTGCGTAGCCACCTAAGCGGAGGATTGGAGACACTTGATATTATCGCAAAAGCACATGCCGGTGATTTGAGAAACGCTATCGGGGCAACCCAAGCGTATGTTGGCATGACAGTCCAAGACCAAGAGAGGTTTTTGGATTCACTCATCACACCGGAATTGAATTACAAATTACTTTTACGCCTATGTTTCCTTGAGAACGGATTCGACGAAGCCCTGAAAATGTTTGTCGGTGAAGTCCGTGAACAGGTGAGAGGAACATTCCGATACGCTGTCGGTAGCGGTGCTAATGCCGAATCAAAAATGCAGGTTATCGAAGCCGCAGTAGTGGCTGAAAGAGATATACTCAACGGAGTAGACGCTGAAATAGTGCGTCATAACTTCATTAGAATGTTGGTCGGGGGAAACCAATAACAACCTTTTAATACCCCCAAATAAAAACGAATAGATACAGGAAGTGAACCAAATGGTAGCATACGAACAGATGATTGAAAAAGTGGCAGGACAGATTAAAACAACCGTAGAAGCATTATCGGCAAAGGCCGATTTGCTTTTGGCACAAGAAGGTGCAGGTTGGGAAGCCGCCGGTAAGAACGAAGAACAGCGAAAGGTTTTGGCTCTACGAGTAGCGGCCCGACAAATCTCAAGCGAAAAGGCAAAATTGACCCGTAGCGGTGCTACTCTCTTTGAGGGTATGTTTGTCAGCGTTCCTCGCGAAAAGGATTGGGCTAAGATGGCTTACAACAAGATGAAGAACACCCTCTCCGCTTTGGATGAGGCCGGTCGTTTGGCTCTTGTTGAACAAGGTAGTGTCGTTCTTTACGAGAACAACCACGACGGCTCATTCACTCGCCACACCAACCCTTCTTTGATGGCAAAACAATCCTTTGAAGAAGGTATGCAGTCTTCGGACATTGACTCATTGCCTCCACGCCACATGGCTTTGGATGCAAACACATCATTCTCTTTGGTTTGGGATAAAAATAACATGACCTTCGCCAACGGTAATGCCAACTTCAAGTATGGGTCAAACAGACCGCTTGAAGAATTAGACCGAACATGCTTGTTCATGGGTCGCAAAGAAGGCACTACCGGTGAACCTGAAATTATCGAAGTCCGTCTTTCCGGCGAACAGGCGAAAATCCAATTCCCGACTTTTGTTTGTGGTAAAATTGGTTTGAAACCTGCGGCTAAGGTAGGTCTTTGCTACGGCTCTAAGGCTACCGTATTCACGGCTGATGAATCCGTTATGGATATTTTCTCCGCCCCACCTTTCGCTCTTGATGACAACGGTTCACCTTTCGGTGTCGTTGCTGATTGGCTCGGTAACAACCTCAAGTCTTCTATCGAAGCGTGTGGTAAAGCATACGCCGAACTCGACCAAAAGGCCAAGTGGAACACTGTCTTCGGAACAATCGTCGAAGTCGTTCACATTGACCCACGAGAAAACGGTGGCTTCATTGTCACCCTCGGTGACACAGACATTATGAGCGAGGCCGAAGTAGTCTCCCTCTATGTCCCTGCCGACCAAGAAGGTGAAGTAGACTTCGGCGTTGGTTCGGAATTGCTCATCGTTGGTTCACCTTGGATTACTCGCGAAGAAGAATTGCGATTCATGGTTAATTCGTGGTGGTGTGCGAACCGCATTGCACCACTCGCAGACACCGACGCTGATGGCGACGGTTGGGATTGAGACGGTAATAACTTTAGGGGGAAAGGTAATGACGAATATTGTTAAAGGTGATGAAGCGAAAAAGGCTATGTGTGCCGCTATCGACGCTATCCACGACGCTATCAGTGGCACTCTTGGCCCATGCGCTAAGACTGTTGTTGTGTCGGGTGTAGAGGGTAGACCGCCGAGAATACTCAACGACGGTGTTTCTATCGTCAACGCCGTTCATTCCGATGACCCCGCCACCCAAACCGCAATTGAATTGTTTAGGCAAATCAGTAACGAGGCACAACAGGTTTCCGGCGACGGAACAACTACCGCATCAGTCCTTGCTCACGCTATGGTTGAACACTCCAAAAAATATCTCGCACCTTTAGATGTAAAAACAATACGGGCTGACTTAGATGTTATCCTTCACCGCATTGAACAATCTTCCGAACAACTCGACCTCGACAACGAAGATGACGAGTCTCGCATAAGAGCAGTCGCTACCATAGCGGCCAACAACGATGAATGGTTGGGTGATGTTATCGCTGAAATGTTTATGGCAATAGGTGATGACGGTATGGTGAACATGAAAGTCGGTAGTGAAGACCACACCATATGGAGTCAAGAATCAGGATTCAGTTTACCTGTTGGTTATGCCTCTCCTATGTTTGCGAACACTCCTAAGAAGGCGTGTGTGTTCGACAACCCTCTTATCATCCTCGCTGATGAGATTGTAGAGGATTTTGACACATTGACACCTGCTCTTGAGATTGCTGTCGAAAACAGTAGACCTATTGTTTTCATGGTGAATGATATTAAGGGTATAGCATTGTCAAATCTAATCGCTAATAAATTAGGCGGAATAGTAAACGCTTGTGCGATTCGTATGCCGAAAGGTGGTTATGATACGGAGTCTTGGTTCACTGATACTGCGGTGTTTACAGGTTCTTTGAATGTCTTTAGGGGCTTTGGTGGAGACGATGACCCGTTGGGTATTAACAAAGTCGAAGTCGATAAAGGACATTTCGGGACTGTTGATAGAATAATCGTAAAAGAAAACACTACACACTTAATTATGAGTAGTGAGAGTCAAAGTCAAGAATACAAATATCGTAAAGGTAATACCATTGATGTTTTGCACCAACAAGCCGAAGAAGCAACCCACTCTTTCGATAAGGAAAAGTTACTTGCTCGCGCAAACCGGCTCAACGGAACAGCCGCTACAATCCATGTTGGCGGTGTAACCGAATTAGAAATCCGTGAAACGCGTGAGCGTATTGACGATGCCGTAAACGCTACTCGCCTCGCCCTCAAGGGTGGCGTTGTAGCCGGTGGTGGTTGGTGTCTTGTTCAGGTGTTGCGTGAGATTCACCAATCACACGCATCAAGTGTAAACCACTACAATATGTGGGTGCGTGTGCTTACTGCCCCTTACCGACAAATCCTAACCAACGCAGGGTTTGAACCTGTTATCGAAGACCACTTGAGATACAGATTCCTTGACGCTTTGACATTGAAGGATTCAACAAAAGAAATCCTTGACCCAAAGCAAGTCGTCATCAACAGCCTAAAGTCGGCTGTGTCTATTGTTTCCCTAATAATCAACACCGATACGATGGTGATTTTGGGGGAATGACTACCCTTATATAGCATGTAGTAGGAGAGAATAATATGTCGTGGAACAATACCAAAAAACCGAGCGCAACAACCCCCGAAACAAAGGGGTTCGATAAAGAATATTACCGTAATATGTTTGAGAACAATACGGCACAAGCCGTTCCTGTCCGTATGGCTTTGGTCGCGAAAGAAAATTGCGCTAAGACCGGACTTGCCATCAGCATTTCACGCCAAGTTAATTCTAAGGGTAAAATCTATGTCATTGATGTAGACAACTCCGCTAAGTCTACTATTGACGAAGCATACCCTAATGACGATGAAATCGTCGTTCTACCTCTTTTGGATGAGCGAGACGATTCGATTTTCAACGATGATTCGACCGTCAATTACGCCGCACTTACCGACAAGATGAACATGTATACGAACATCATTGCCGAGAAAATCAAAGACGGAGAGAATATCACCGGAATAGTATTTGACGGTGGTTCGACTTACCTTAAGTGGTGCGAACACGCTATGACTGCTGTTCTACTAAGAAAGGGTGTTATCAAAGAAGAAGGCGACGGATTCTCACAGAAAGAGTGGCGAACCCGCAATCAACTTTTCCGCCAAACACTCACTCGTCTTCACGGACTTTCAGTCCCTTCGGTGTTCTTTACTTTTCACCTAAAAGATGTCTCGACCTATGTTGACAATGGTTCGGGCGGTAAAGTCCTGATGAAGATTGGAGAACGCCCCGAATGGGACAAGGGTACTATGCGCTTGTTCTCCCAACAGATTTTCCTATCACGCTACATGAAGAAGGCCGATGCCGCCGCAGGTGTCAAGGCTGACCCAACTCTCAAGAACAACGACGATTGGGTGATTAAAGCCACTATCGAAGAAGTCAAGGGTCGACACATGGAGATGGTCGGAGAGACACACACTATTCTTTCTGTTATTAAGGGCAAAGTAAAGTGGGATGGACTACCTATGCTCACATGGGGTGGCAACGATGAGTGACACACAGACTTTGATTGTCAATAACCTTGACTTAATCGGTCAACGACTTGACTTGATAGTGGATAGCGTCGATGCTCTAATCAAGAGAGTAGAGATGTTGGAGATTGATTCGCCGGTCGGTGAAGACATTCGCATTCTCAAGTGTGCTGTCGAAGAAATCCAACAGAAGGCTGTCGCCCCTGCCGTCGAGTATGTTTACCACATGTCTTCGGTATTCAACAAGGAGGAATCTCAATGAACATCAGTAACAACGCACTAAAGCACATGCTCATCACGACCAAGCGAAAGCAAACAGTCGCAGGTAAAGCGCAGTCGCAGGTAGAGTCTTGTTTGTTGAAGATAGAGGCTAATATCGCTTCTATCACTTCTCTCACGAAGGACTTGACCGGACTTACACATGTTCAATGTGATGCCAACGACGATTGGAACGGGACAATGCCTATACCCGACATTGACCGAGTGCTTGGTATTTTGGCCTGTCACGGTGCTACCGTAGACATTACTTACAATCCCGGTAAAAACAAATTGGTTTTCAAGAGTGGTCGTAAACAGACTACAATAGACGCTTCTCCCGAAGGGTTGGCGTTCTCTCACAGTCAAGACACTATCCAAGACCACAGCGAGCGCAGTCAAGGACTCGCAGGGCGTATCAACGCCCTCGGCGGAGTCTACACTACTGCCGATGGTAGTGAGATACATTCTTCCGCATGTTACACTGTTCATTCGACCGAGATGTTTGAAGCACTTCGTTGTGACAACATGAACGGACAGAAGTTTAATCGTTATACTTTTTCGGGTAGCAATAAAGGACTTACCGTTCTTGTTGGCGACCCTGCTATTGGCGGAGAGACTTTGACCGAGATTGAGATTCAAGGGCTTTCACCGGTAGAACCTGCTGATTGGCAATGGTCTTTCGATGGTGGTCTTGACGAATTGTTCAAGCAATTCGCAGGGTCTTGTAACATACACATATTTGACTTCACCGAATACCAACAAGGAATGCGTATGGCTATTGGTTTTGACAATGGCTGTTGGGCGTTTCAGTCCGGTATCATTGAGTGATTAACAACATGGGGGGTTAGGTTTTGATGTCGCACGACCAACAAAAGACACATAGTATTCCTCCAAAAGTAGAACCTGCGGGGACTGTTTCGGTTTTCGCCTCGCGTGTCTCCCCCCACCTGTTAGCCACCAACCTAAAGAACGGAACGATGATGAAGTCCCTCTCACACGAACAAGCATTGGACTTGGTTTCGGCGTTGAATGGGCATGTGTCAAGCCGTAAATTATACCTAAAGGTGGCCTGTTTAGCCGTATTGAAGTATGATAGTAGCGGTGAACCCATGACTCCTGCCGAAGTAGCGAATCGTTCCCGTAAGTATACTCAAAAGAATTGCACCATGTCTCCGAGAACATGTGCGAGTGTGTTGGCAATGTTGAGTAGATTAAAGATAATATCACGGACTCCAAGCAAACCTTTCTCTTATTGGTGGGGTTATCATGGAGATTGATATTCTCAATGGTGACTGCATCGAGATGATGGAAACGCTACCGGACAATTGCGTAGATACTTGTGTTACCTCTCCCCCCTATTGGGGTCTTAGGGACTACGGGGGCGACGGTAAGGTTTGGGGTGCGCCCGAATGCTACGAGCGCGGAGAAGGAGATACTTCACACGAATGGGAAGGTTACACAAGACCAAGTGAAAATACCCGTAATAATAACAATTCATTACAATTGAAATCAGCATATTGGAATCCGCAGGAACAGGCTTTCTGTAAGCACTGTGATGCTTGGTTCGGTCAATTAGGACTTGAACCAACCATAGACCAATATGTTAAAAATATGGTAGAAGTATTCTCTCATGTTCGACGAATCCTCAAGCCCGAAGGCACACTATGGTTGAACCTCGGTGATTCTTACTGTGCAGGACAGCGCAAGAACGGCGTTAAAGACAATGCCGGTGGAGATAGAGGGTTGCCAACAAACAGACGCAACCAAGCGTCGGGTAGCCTCAAGAATAAGGATTTGGTCGGTGTCCCTTGGAGAGTAGCATTTGCTCTACAAGAAGCCGGTTGGTGGTTGCGTCAAGACATCATATGGGCGAAGCCCAACTGTATGCCCGAATCTGTCAAAGACCGATGCACTAAGAACCACGAATACATGTTCCTTTTCGCTAAGTCGGAAAAGTATTATTTTGACAACGAAGCGATAAAAGAAAATACGGTAAAAAAACCGGACAAAAGAGTATCAGCATTTACTTATGCCGACAACGAAGATTGGGCTAAGGACAAGGATGCGTCGAGGATAAGTAAGGCTAAAGGAATTGCCGAGGCTCGCACTAAGAATTACGCTAAAAGAAACAAGCGTAGTGTTTGGTGGGTTGGCCCTAAACCGTTTCCCGAAGCACATTTCGCAGTATTCCCTATCGAGTTAATCGAACCCTGCATTCTCGCAGGTAGTCCGGTCGGTGGCACTGTCTTTGACCCCTTCGGTGGTTCGGGAACAACGGGAATAGCCGCTATCAAGCATGGTCGAAATGCTATCCTTACAGAATTAAGCGAAAAGTATATTGAGATTGCCGAGAAGCGTATTAGCGACTTCAAAGCGCAACAAGGACTTGACAAGAAGCATGTTGAGTGGTTGTGATGGTTCGTAAGTGCCTCCGTAAATGTAGCGGTTGTGGAGAGATGATGGTTACTAAATCCACATCACACCGACCTTGGAAAAACGGGGTTCGACACCAATGTGGTATTTGGCGAGTGGCGGATAAAGAGCCATTAAAAAAGTAACCGCCTTTATAGTGTTCATAGATAACTCTTATATACACCGCCATTAGTGGTATTATTCATGGTAACTGTAAACCTCGACGGGGCAAGACATAATATCCCCGTAATGCTTGAAGAAATGAACAAAGAAAAATTGATTTATCACACAATGCCAAGTGGCGAACAAGTGGTTATCAATGTGTCATACAATGTCATTCCCGAAACCCCGATGTATAGGGATAAGGTTTGGTTACATGAAGAATATGTTGTCAAAGCACGAACAATTCAATCAATAGCAAGTCAATTCGGATTGACTCCTATGAGCATTCACGGATGGCTCAAGAAGTTGGAGATACCAACCCGAAGTCGTGGTCGCCGGAAGGGTCTTTGATGGTAAAGTGTTGGTTCTGTCGAGGAACAATGATTTGGCAAAACGACTTTGAACCACAAGATATTGGGATAGCCGGAGAAGGTATTGTCGCAATACTAACTTGTTCAGCGTGTGACGCTACTTCTTATTGTGTAAAAACGGTAGAATGACTACCCTTATATACCCCCCCACTAATCTTTAACTATGATAGTGGAGGCGGTCGGTCGTAACGATGTTCTTGTTCGATACAGGAACAGCGAAGGACAAAGGAAAGAAGAAAGGATAAAGGAACATTTGCCTTATTGTTACTTGCATGACGATGACGCTAAGTGGATTTCAGGTCAAAATGTCGAAAGTGGTTACACCGGAATGTTCGGTGAATCCCTATCCAAAGTTACCTGCTTCTCTCAATGGGACATTAGAGAATTGGCTAAGTCCGGCGACACTTGGGAGGGAAATGTCCCTTTCACTAATCAAGTATTGACTAAGAGGATTAAAAGCGGTGTTGCGCCATTTGAAGCGTATAAGCATCGGGTTTGGTATCTCGACGGAGAATGGAAAACGGGAACGGGTGAGATTACCATGCTCTCGGTCTATGATTCTTTTACCACTAATCTTTACTCTTGGGTTGTCATGCCTAAAGATGCCTATTGGGATTCTCTCGGCAAAGGAAAATACAATATGTTGAAGGATGCAAACGGTAACGAACACCACTACGAAACACCCGTCATTGTCTTCGACACCGAGGCTGAATTGTTGAGCCACTTCATTCACTTTATGCGTAGACAAGACCCCGACATCATCACCGGTTGGTATGTCAACGGTGCGGATATTAGTCAAATCGTAAAGCGGTGCGGTAAGGTGAATGTGCGCGCTTCTCTCATGTCTCCACTAAACAAATTGAGGTATGACTTTGGAGATTGGCAACAACCTATCGTTGGTCGAAACATCATTGACTTGATGCTCGCATTCCCTAAGTTATACGAATTGAAGAATGGTAAATTGTCCGGCTACAAATTAGACGATGTGGCTTGGGAAGTATTAGGGGAAAGGAAAGTGGATTTACCCGACGGTCACGACACATACTATTCCGACCCCGTAAAGTATCTCGATTACAACCGACAAGATGTGCGCCTTCTACCCCGATTGAACGCTACGGTAAATGCTCTTGAGTATTTTATCGCTGTTCAGCATATCGCACAGTGCGAAATACAGTCGACACCACACATCACTAAGGTGTTTACCTGCCTCGCTCTATCCGACCCCCATCTCGACCGTCAACTGCCCTCCAAGCCGATGTTTGACAAAGTAGATTATGACGGAGGAATCGTCATGGATGGTGAAACCGGCTTCTATGAGAACATAGGTATTTTTGATGTAAAAGCAATGTATCATAGCAACGCCGCACTACACAACATCTCTTGGGATATGCTCGATGAAGACGGTAAGGACTGCGGCAACGGAACATCGTTTAGGCAGGACAAGAAAGGTCTGTTGGTGCGCCAAATGGATAGGATGACAGAATTAAGAGACGAATACAAGGCGTTAATGCGGGGTGCTAAGAGCGACGAAGAGGTTACTCGGTATGACGCTCTACAATACGCCACCAAGTCCCTTGTAGCGTCTATGTATGGTGTTGCAGGGGATTCTAAATACGGTATGTATCACCCCGAAATAGCGGCGGCCATCACTTTCACCTCAAGAGCAACACTGATGAGGTTGAAGGACATTGCCGAAGAGATGGGTCACGAAGTAGTCTACGGTCATACAGATTCGGTCATGTGTCGGGTAGATAGTCCCGTCGTAGGTGAGGATTCGGTGAAAGAAATAAACGCCCAAATGTTCCCTATCATCGTTCAATTTGAGAAGTGGTCTAAGTCCTTTCTTCTAATGGGTAAGAACAGATACACCGGACTTGTCTCATGGACTGATGGCGAACACCACGAACCTAAGCGTTATGTTAAGGGGATAGAATTGAAACAATCTCGTATGCCGACGGTAATGAAGGACTCGATGGGTCGAGTTATCGACGGCATCCTAAAGGGGGAAGATGAAGGTTTAGTCTCCGATGAATTAGTTACCCTCATTGATAGTATTATCTCAAAAGAAATCGACCCTCTACTTCTTTGTATGAAGGGCAAATTAAGTAAGGACTTGACGGCATACAAAAGCGTAAGCGGTATGGCGGCGGGCGCACAGTGGGCCAATAGAACCATAGGTAAGTATTACCGGAAAGATGACTACTTCTTATGCGCCATCAACGACAAGGGGCAATACATGGCTTTCGACCACCCGACAGAAATCGAGGGGGTTGCTGAAATAGGACACCGCACAATGGTTGACCGTTTTATTATCTCTAAAGTAAAACCATACTACGAAGTCGCTAAGTGGGATTTAGGCCCGTTGCTTCGCGCAATGAACGGTAAAAGTAAGGTTCAGTGGATTTAGATACATTTATAACTTAAGTATACTTGGCATAAGGTGAGAAGGCATGGCTAAAGGCATCCGACCAATCAAAAAGATGAGCGCACACCAATTGACAGAAGGATTCATGGCTATGAATCAGCGTTTGGATATGCTTACACACGCCGTAGCCGCCGATGTTCAACGGCTTAATATTATCGTATTTCAATTCCTCAAGACTATGGGTTTTGCCGAAGAGATAGAGTGTCGACATTGCGGCGTAGTTAATATGCGCCCTAAAGTAGACGGTATCGAAGTCGACGATAAGTGTGCTGACTGCGGAAAGACTCTCGACCCACTATCCGACGAAGTGTTTACTGATGCCGAGATAATGGATGAAAACGAATGATAACCATTAAATGACATCTCTCTCGTATTAAAAATAAGGTTATTGTTATGAATTACATTGTTTCCTCTCAAAAGACAGAAGACTTAGAAGCGGCTATCAAAGAGCATGGTGCTTCGTGTGTCTATTGGTTCACCGACAGCACAAACGAAAGGTTGGCCCTAAAAGCCGGTCTTGGTCGAAACCACATTCTCTCTATTCAAAATATCCAAAGTGTGAAAAACGCTCTTGAGTTGCTCGGTGAAGGGTGGGCTGAATACAAGGCCACACCTAAACCAAAACCAAAGGCAAAGAAGGCTGAAAAGTCCGAATAACAACCCTTATATACTCCGCCACCAATCTATATTTGATGACGGAAGAAGCGACAAGCACATACGACCCAACAAAGGTTACTACTGATTTACCGCTTCGCGTAAGCAAGTCTTCATTCGGACAATACTCTAAGTGTCCTCGCCAATATTGGTGGAACAAGATTGCTCTACCTGACCTACGCGCACCACCAAGCGAGGCTATGATTCGTGGGACTGCTATTCATCAAGTCATGGAGGATGGGTTGAGAGAAGTAAGCGAAGGAAAGAAGGCAAACATCGTCGCCGGTATCAACGACGACTTTCACAATCCTTTTAGTAAATACGCTATCGAACAAGAAGTGCAAACAGAAGTAGCGGTAGACGCTCTTAGTGAGATACTACAAGACATCACGCTCAATTGGGGTCACATCGAGATTCTTGAATTAGAAGACAAGCATGTAATACCTTACACTGTTGAAGTCATGGTAGAAGGCGAAGACGGCGAGGCTGAAACAATCCTATATCCTGTCGAGTTGGTCGGTATGATTGACGGTGTTTTCCGTATGCCTAATGGTAACATTGTCGTTGTCGAATTGAAGACCGGTAATGCGAACATGAGTAAATTGTCCCGAACAAGAGGGGAGTTGGCTTTCTACCGAAAGATGTTGATGTTGGCGGGCTACGACGAACCCACCCACTTCTTGACTATCATGCCCGATGCCGAAGACCCCGACTTGATTCTTAAGTTGGAGGGTAAAAGAAACACAGAATTGTTCTTCGGTCTTACTCAAGGTATCGGAGTATTGGAGAAGATTAACAGCAGGACTGTTACCGCTATGGAGAAGCGTTTGTCTAATGCCGTTCACGGTATAATGACGCAACAATGGCCTATGAAATGGAGTGAATACTTTTGCACTCAATGGTGTGACTTTCACTTGTCTTGTAACGAAGAATTGCTCGGAGTGCAAACTTTGATAAACCAAGGACATGAGGTTTGAACATGAGCGAAATAGGTTGTGTCAAGTGCGAAAGTGGAGAAATTAGAACAGATATTATGGTAAGAGTTACCGGTCAACAAGGTATCGAACCCGAAAGAATAGAAGTGAATAAGTGCGAAGGATGCGGGAATCAATGGTCGAGAAAATTGGACTCTTAAACATGCCAAGAGAAATCGGACTCAAGCGTTCCGCTTGTTCCGACAGACAACGATTCACAAAATACATCAAATCACTTAACGGCAAAAGTAACCTCTATACCTCGCTGTATTCTTTCCGTGACAAAGACCCGAAAGCCTCTTGGAAATACGACCCACAAAGCGCAGTAATTGATAGAGCATGGTGGGATTTTGATGCCGGAGAGAGGGGAGACATTGAACAGGTCAAGCGAGATGTCGCTACCCTCGTTGGGCGTTTGGATGGAGATGTTCGCTTGGTCGCAACGGGTCGAGGGTTTCACATTCACCAATTGTTCAAGCGTTCTGTCATGGGATTTGACTTTCACCGACACCTATCTCGCTACCAACAGATAATGTCGAGTGGGTTGAAAACTCTCGACGGATATGCTTTTCCGGCAAAACTAACTCGCATACCAAACACATACAACGCTACTCGCCGTCGTTGGGCTGTCTCTATCCCGACCGACGCTTTCATGGTCGACCCCTCCGGTTTTCCTATCCCTAAGTCTCCGAAGAAGGAATACAGAATACACTGTCCTTTCTTGGGTAACGACCGTGACTCGGACTTCGACTTTCCGGTGTGGGTGGCAAACAACCCCGAACAAAAAATAGAGATGACTCATTTCAAAGGCGAGATTGGTAGTGCGGGAGAAGTCCCTATCATGCCATGCCTCGCAAAAGCGATTGAAGTCGACAACCCCACCCATCCGGTTCGGGTTGCTCTCGTTCAACACATGGCCGAAGAATTGCGTTGGTTTTCCGACCCCACCTCTCTATCTCCCGAAGAGCGAGACGAAATCGAAGACTCTATTTTTGACTACATTAAATCTCTCAATTGGAGAGACTTCAACCCACACCGAACCCGACAAGGTATTAGGACTAATTTAGATTACGACCATTCTCCCTCCTGTCGTTGGTTTCACCTCCGAGGTATGTGTAAGGGTAAATGTTGGCGGTATGACGGAACAATAGGTTCTTAACACGGCAACCATTGTTTTCGCACATGACCGACCTTCTTCTCGTTGATAGAAGAGAAAATCCAAAGTTGATTCACAAGTTGTTGGCTAAGATGGGCGACCACGACCAAGACCCCAAAGGTATGTGTAAAGTATTACATCTAAACTCAGGTGATTACATATTGGGTGATTGGGGGGTAGAGGCAAAAGAGATTAACGACTTATACAACAGCATCCTCGGTATCGGTCGCTCAAGAACAATTGTAGCGCAGTTGCACGATTTGTGTGAAACATTCGACAAACCTTTCCTTGTCGTTTACAATCGCGAATTGAAACCTTGGTTTCACGGTCGTAGACCGAGTGCGAGGGAATTGAGCGAGGAAAGAAAAAGAATGGCGACCGTGATTAAGTCATTCAAGATGACGATGCACCAACGATTCCCGAAATTGCACTTTCTTCAATTGAATACTATGGATGACTTCGTAGATTGGTTATACACCAACCACCGACAAAATGCAATTGCGAAAGTGAAACCTCCTATTGAACACCAAGCCAAACCGGTGATTCGACACCACGATGCGAGAATCAAGACGCTGATGAATTGTGGCGTAACTGCCGAACAAGCGGAAAAGTTACTGTTAAAGTATTCGTCAATACCTATTCTACTTCGTAAGAACACCAAACAAAAGGACATGATGAAGTGCGCTCGTATCACCCGCAAACAAGCGAAAAGAATACTCGCACTTAGAGATACTTTCAGTAAGGATTGAATCCTTGCGCGCTTGTAGACATTCCTTTTAGGCTGAATCTTTGAAAGTTGACTCTAATGTTGTGCAAGACCAAAGCCGAATAACTTAGGTCGTCGTCGCCCGAACCCGGCACTCTTGTTACCGTAATAGTAATGTTGTTGCCACCTGTTTCAGCACCGTTGAGGTTGCCGGATAAGAGAGGCATGGACTGTTTTTCTTCGTCGCCGCCAAATGTTACTGTTCGGGTAATACTACTACCTGTTTCTTCGCAATTGGCTACTACGGTGAGATTTGCTCGGCCCGCACTTGTTCCGCCAAGGCTGTATGAACAGTCTATTGTCACTATCTCATCGGAGACATCATCCGGCACTCTTACGCTTACGCTGTGCGTTTGGGTCTGTCTGTCGGATGAGTCGGGGTCGGATATTCCCGAAAACACCATTCCTTCGCTTGAGACGGTAGATGTTGACGAACCGGCAAATAGAGTGTCTCCGATGCCCTCTACGCTACGCTGTGTGTTCGAGGGGGGTGCTGACCTTGCTTGACCGAGAAGGCCAAAGGAAGCGTCGGAAACACCGTTTTCTAATAAGTCCATTCTACCACTTACTCTCGCATGTATTCCCGATGCCAACATGTTGCCACTTATACTGCTTGAAAATGCACCTCCACCAACCTGCGTCATGCGACCGCCTTCTATTTGAGAAGGGGTGAATGCTGTCGAACCAACCGGCCCACTTGTCGGTGGTATGTATGGTGTGCCTGTCCCTCCGCCTGTTCCGCCACCGGTAGCCGGTGGTGCGTCGGGCTTCGGTGTTGGTGGGGTGTTACCTCCACTACCACCACCTCCGACATGAGAAGAACCTCGACCACGAGATACAGCCGGGTATAGGAAAGATGCGAGTCCACCCGCTTCTTTTGTTTGGTCGCGCTCTAAGGACAATTCTACTTTCTCAATAGATGAGCCGGTTGCACTCCACGAAATATCAGTTATCGAAAGTGGTTCGGCTGATAGACCCAACCCGCTATCCGTAAACTCCACTGTTGTTGCCGGTCGCCAACGAAGGTCGGGAACGATGTGCAGTCTCGGACAATACCAAGCGTTTCTTACGCTAAAAGCACCGGTCATGTTAGCGTATTGTCTTAGACCGAGAGGGAACAAACTGTTGGTGTTTGTTGCCGACCAATTGCTTACTCCTGTTTCTGTGTTTATGTTATGGGCGTTGTGCAAAATGCTCGACGATGCGGGGTCGCCGCAACGGTGGCGTAGAATGTCCTTGAGATAATCTACATTTACGGAAAGAATAACTCTTTCTGTTCCCGATTGAGCAGTCCAATATGTTGAGGGGATGGCGATTTCGTAGAAACCGTTTCTTTTTACATTTACCGTAGTAGTAGATTTGTTGCTTACTGCGAGAGTTGGGCCGAAAGATGCTTGAATTGCACTCCCACCTTGAGTGTAGTCAGTGTCGAAAGCCGACTGAGGGTTTGTGTTGAATTGCATATCTGTTAAGCCAATAGTAAACTCGGCGTTGTCAATATCCGTTCCTGTTTGCCCGTCTTTTAACGCAATCCATATTCTCAAATCTTTACCGTATGTGTTGCTGAGTAGTGGTGTTTTAGTCGGTATGTGAACCGGTTGAACGGCGTGAGTCAAACTGTTCGCACCCCACCAATAAAAGTTGTTGTCGTAACTAACGGTTTGGCTTGTCGAAGTGCCTTGAGCAGTTATCCCTGCCCCGTATCTGTCTCTTCTGTATCGGTCGCTACCGTTCTTACTCATCTGTCCGTCGAGAGCGTTCTGTGTGCCACAAAACATGATTCCGTTTACGGCGCACCATACACCGTTGCGGTCAACACTTGGACTGTGAACAGCGTTGTTCGATGTGTTAAATATGGTGTTGCCGACTACACCTCTTTCTGTGTGTCGGTATGGGTCGGCTATGTATGCGTATCTCCCTTTATCCAACATCTTGTCGTCAAAGGTTGTGTCCTTTAGAATGTTTCCTGAAATACTGATTGACTTTTTCTTAGACTTAAAATACTCTTCCTTAGCAATTGCCAACGCTTCAACATCTGTTCCGACTTCCGGCAATTCTACTATTTTCCAACGATACCTTTGATTGAGTGTTGGTGTCGGGTAATCAGCAAAAGAAATACCGTTATTGTAATATACTCGCACATTGGATATTTGTGAACCCATCTCGGCATCCAAACCACTCACTGAAAGAATGTCTCGATTTATGACCTCTCCCGATTCGTATGTTGGTCGGACTTCTATCTTGTTATCTCTACCTACTTGGTAAGTCATAGGAAGTCTTAGTCCGTTTTCATAACCGAATCCAGTGCTTTCGTTTGATTGTTTTATTACGGAAAAAATAGATTTACCACCTCGCATATCAGCGACCGAACCGAAAGAATCGTAATTGGCGTTGTTGCTGTCGGTAGTCATATTGTTTGTCAACGGGACTGAACCTATGTCATACCAACAAGGGACTGCGGCTTGAGCGAGCCAAGTATTAGACAAAAGGAAAGACCACATGAACCTCATTTTATCGGAAAACCAATATGTCCCTATGTTTGGGCTTGAAACGAAACCGTCAACCTTCATCAAAAATCTAAGTGCATATCTCGGACTTACGCTCGCAACAATAATTACTTGGTCGTAAGCACCGGTAGCGTTTTGTTGGTTATCGGCGTTGACCGCTATCTCCAAAAGGACTCCTTGAGATTTCAACACACCATTCATAACAATACCTTGAAGGTAACTCTCCGCTTGTTCAGCAGTAAAATTACGACCCGTATCGGGTTCAAGGTATACACCATACAATTGTTCCGGTATAGATATAGTGTCGCTGATAGCGACTGTTTGAGTCGTGCCTCCGGTTTCGTTTTTTAAGGTTGTATTTGATATTGTTATCGTTGTAGAAGTTACTGCTGTGATTTGGGCGACCCACTTCTGTGTAACATTTCTTACTCTCATTCCGAGTTTTACGCCTTCGTTGATAAAATCAGCACCCGAACAAGTGATAACCATGCTCGATGCGTTTGCTGTGGTTGAGGTTGCCGTTTCTACTATTGACGAATCTAACTTTCCATCATACACATACCAAAAGGTTTCCGAAGAGGGGTTGTTGGTATCAGCACCTCTCGTGGCTTTAATTTTACCGTAACCGTATTGCTCAAAGTCAGCAATTAGACTCGACGACGGTTTACTTTCTATCACTGTGTCGCCTACTTTTATTGTTCTGTTTAACTCAAAAGTCGCACCATTCCATAGCCGGTGATTCTCGTGATGACTAAATGGTGATGTTGCGTTTTTGGTCGTTGCCGAACCTTCAACCCAATAGTTATCCATGAGAACAGGGAAACCGTGATATTCGGTTTCGTAGTCTCCGATGTTCACTCGCCCTCCCGATGTTTGGTATGCGCTACCACCGTTAATAAAAGTATTAAGGTTAAAAAACTTAGAGCAATCGTAGACAACAACACTACCGCCTGTGTTTTCCCAAGAACGGAGAAGCGATTCTACATTCTCCGCTTGTAAAACAACAAAGAAAGCAAAGTTACTTGCCGAGTAAGCAATATCAACGGTGTGGTCTGTCGCCAAGACGATTAAAGAATTGCTACCGCTTGTATCAACAAAGGAAACGGTGTGTTCTTTGTCATATACGCCACAACCACCGAGAAGTATTTTGTCTCCGACAGAAGGTGCGTCAGCATCAGCACACTCGATGTATATTTTTCCTGTGTATGCGCCCGACTGATAACCGGAAAGTATCGGCCCGTTGACTGCGTTACCGCTACTTGTTTTTATGGCTTTTGCGCCACCCGAACCCAACGGTAGAGAATACGGTATTCCGGTCGACGGGTCGACGGTTGAATCCAATTCCCACACATCTAAATCGCTACCAACCTTCAAATCTGTAAACTCCGTGAAAGAGCCGTCGTCTTCATATTGGTCGGTAAACGAGATAGAAACGCTGTAATTTTCAGCAAGCGGTTTCATCAAACCTATGTTGATTTTTTGGTAGCCGCCATTAGCGTCGGCATCTCCGTTGTTTCTCATGTCGGCCCACTGTAACCAAAGGTGTTTGTAATCTTCTTTGGTGTTTAGTATGTAGATTGTAGAGTCGTCGGCATGGCTCTTAGACAGCCCACTTACACCAACCAATTTTTTTGTTCCCTCAACGGGGTGCGGGTCAAATCCTCCGGTAAAAGTAAATGTGTCAACAAACCCATTCGAGTCTACTATTTGACCGACACCCGAAGTGCCGGTAAAAGAACCGGTAAAAGTTATTTGCGTGTCCGAGGCCAACACCGAACCGTCGGTCAATAGAGTGTCTTGCGGTAATCTTTCGTAAACACCGTAATGCTTTTTGAACCAAGGAGAGTCGGCCATTTGTCTCATCCAAACAGCGTGTGCGGTTCTCATCTCCAACCCTATGTCCGTCGGGTTTAGGTAGCCTGTTTCGATACAAAAGTCTCCGGTGAAAGCAGTAAACCCAAAAGCGGCGGCAAGCGGAACGGGGTAATCTGTTTGAACAAAATATCTACTTCCGTAAGTAGCAGTAGCCATCACCCTAAAACACCCGTTGATGTGTGAAGATGCACCTTTTTCCGCCACCGTTAAGTAATCTCCTACTTTCAAAGTAGAACCGTCGGCTCTTGTTGGTTCAGCCGAAAATCTGTAAATAACATAACCCGAATGTTCCGCACTTCCTCCTATGGCTGTGCTTCTTGGGTCATAACTTGAGTAACCTTGTAATGAGGCAGTCGTGTTTTTTTGGTATGACACTGAAGGTATCACTACTGCTTGTGCGCCGTTGTTACTAAAATAACCGTTTGAGGCTGTATTGTGTGCTGTCGATACTGCGCTACTCGCCAATGTTCCCGTCGCTAAATTGTGGTTATCGCTACCGACGACGCTCACGGTATCTCCGTCAGCAAAACCTGTTGACGGCTGTTCCAATATAGCCTCGCAAACTGTTCCTGTTGGGTTGTTGAAACCTTTAATTTTGTAGCCCAACCACTCATTTTCGATACTGTTTGGCCCTCGGACATCTTCGTTGTTATACATCTGTATTGGGTGGGCTGTGTGTAGAGACATTCTTTGGTGGTGTAATTCGGTGTATGCACCTGTCTTTTCAAAACCAATCGTCGGTAAATTAGAGCGTAACTTAGCCGCACCAAAGAACATAGCGTCGGATAGGTCGGACACTTCACTTCTTCGGGCAAGCACTTCGTCGCTTTCGCCTAAACCTATTTGTCCGACTTCCCAAGACATTATTTGTTTAGAGAGTAAAGAAAGAGAATCTCGTGCCGAAATACCAATCTCTCTTGTTCTCTTATCGGCTTCTTGTTTTATGTTTATTTTTTCGATAATACCACTCCATAGTGGTCGATGAATGTTGTCGTTGAACATCAGCAATTTCCAATCGCTAATGTTATCGTTGGTAAACCAAGGAGTTAGGTTTTGTTCTGTGTCGTCATCCAATACTGTGATGCTCGCTGTGCTTATACCATTAGCGGGCATTCTACAATTCCAATTGTCTACCGGTGCGGGCAAAGTTGTTCCGTCGGGTATGTCTGTAAGGGGTCTGTAAAGGGCCACACGGTCAATCATAGTATCTATCAAACACTTGTTGTAAGCCGAGGTTTCAGGGACTACAAACAATTCCCAACCGGTCATTTCGTCTTGGTTGAAAGCGGCTGATGTTTGGGTGTTATTTTTAAGAGTATATCCCCCACTGTATGCACCTGCGGCGGTGTTCGTCGCCGTGACTTCTGTTCCGTTATGATAAACCTTAAACTTGTTTGAACCGATAAACTTAAAGTCAAAATCCTGCCAAATTGTTTTCATCAAACTTTCATCTTCGGGGTTGCCCTCTTCATCAGCGTCATACAGAATATGGTAGTAAGAGTATGGTGCGGAAAGCCCTGCACCGCTATGTGGCACAAAATCCCACTCGATAGCCGCAGTCCCACCATCCGAACCTGTTGTTCCAAAATTGGTGTTTGACGGGAATCCAATTTTAACGGTATACTTAACTTGAGCCGAGGTGTCTATTTGACCCGCAATCCCATCATCGGGCGCACTACCTGTATACATACCTTTCATAGCGTGGGTAGCCATTCGGAGTGTAAAGTAATCACCGGCTGTGCGGGAATTGAGAGGTTGGTCGTATGCTATGACCGGTCGATATTCTCCGACAGGAGTTATGTTGTTTAGTTGGTGGGCTGTATCGTCAGCCATGTATGTTGTCACACACAAAAAAGGTTTACCGGCAAGACTTTTTATTGGGGTAAAAATCCTTTCGGGGTGGTTTTCGTGTGCTGTTGCTGAACCATCCGAACCGTTGTAAGCACCGGCTTGTAATCGCTCGCCCATCCAAACTCCGGTCATATGTGCATACTGCATAAAATTAGGCTGTGTTCCGGTAACTTGACCGGCTTCACCATCTTCGTATGTTTTTCCGTTAAAAGCATAATGGGTATCTCTACCAAACGAAGCGTCGGTGTCTCCACCCGGCAAATAATATTTTGCGTTTGTGTCCGAAGAAGAACATATCGTCATGTATGTAGCATCTACCGATGCTGTGCTGTGTGGGGTGGGGAGAAAACGAAGTCTGTTTGGGTGTGCCAAGGTCGAAGGGTATTGAGGTTGAGAGCGGCCTACCCAAGTAGAACCTTTGCCCAAACGAATGTGGTCGAATGTGGCCCAACGATGTATTCCGTCGTTTGTCAAAAGATAATTTGTAGAATCGGAAAACTCCGTCGATTGTCGGTCGCGAATCGACCAACGGTAGCGAGGATTCAAAGTAGCCTCACCGTTCATGGTGTTGCCGTGATGGGTCAAATTAGCATCGTAATTACTATGAGAAGAAGGGGCATTAGAGTCATCTGTAATGACTCTTGAACCCAAAAAATCTTCGTAATAACCTGCGAGCCAAAACCCGTATTTACTTGTTGCTGTTCTTACCATTTCTCTCACTCTCTACTATACTTAAAACGATATGCCGCCATTTTTAATGTTCAGCCCGTTTTGGTTCAATTCTAATACTATTTGTGCGGTAATTTCTTTCGCCGCCTGTTGGGTAGTCATACCCGCAAAGTTGTTTGTCATAATTACTTCTGTTGTATTTATGAGCGTTTCTACTCCTTTGTTGACAACCTGCTTCACCATGTCGCCGGTAAGGTTGCCCTTAGCCATACCGAAAAACAATTCTTCTCGCTCGCTGTTAAACTCGAAGATTGCTTCTTTGGCCGCTTCAATCGGGCCGATAAAATCATCTTCTATTGAATTACCCATGCTTCCGAATATTGCGCCAAACTCCGAACCGGATTCTTCGGCAAACTTAGCAACACCCTCCATAAACTCTTCGGTATCTTCCGAGGCTTTCGCTATGTCAAGGATAGCACCTCGGTATTGTTCGGGTATTTCGTCTAATATTGCTTGGGTATCATTTGTAAATCGTTGCACATAATTGTCTTTACCGATGTTAAAATTAAGCATACCTAATGGGGTTTTATCTGTGCCGAATGCGTCGTTTACATCATCCATCGGTCTAAAAGACTCCCCGAACATTGTAATCCGACCATCTTCTTTTCTCGCTTGTGCTTCCAAAGCCTCCGCCGCCATCAATTCTCTACTTAAACCGAAAACTTTGTTAAGCATATTATCATTTTCTAATAATCCTCGTGCCGACTCAAGATTCATAATGTCTGTCATTATTGCTCTTTCCTGCATAAGAAGGTCTAATCGCGCTTGAATAACTTTCTTGTTTGTATCGTCGGCGGCATTAGCCAATTGTTTTTCAAGGTTAAGAACATTTGCACTAATGTTTCTTGTGTTTTCCGCTAAAGTAGCGGCATCTTGACCCATGTATCGCTCTTGAGCATCGGCGTATTGTTTGGCGGTATACGATACAGCCTGTCCGTATTCTTCTGCTGAATCGGCGGCTTCGTCAAACTCATCTTTAGTGAAATGAACAAATGCGGCTATCGCACCGAATACAGCAATCATTGGCCCTGTCGTAGCAATTAACGCTCGTATGCTCTCAGTAAATGTTTTTGTTGTTATGGTAGCAACCACATTAGCACCTGATTGTGCTAATGTAGCCTTAGTCATGGTGAACATTTGTATGGTAGCAGGTATCATACTCGCCGTCATAAGTATTGCCGATATTCTTGCGGCTTTTTCATTTTCGGAAAACATACCCATACCCATAGAAAGTGCGCCAAGACCCATAGACATTTTCATCATAGACTGTTGAGCCACCATACTCGACGCAACAACCGCATCGTTTTGTGCTTTTATTCTATTTAGTATTCCCGTAAAAGCGGGCATTGTCGATATTACATTCATAACTGCTGACGCTTCCAAACCTAATGCTTGGGCTAATCTTATCGAGGCTTGTCGCATTGCGTCGGTAACGACTTTGTTCTGTTGCTGAATATTACTTTTCATTTTCAAGGCTTGTCCGGCTTGGGTATGTGCCGCTTGTAATATTCTTGATTCGTTTGTCTCATTGGTAAAAAGTTGAGAGTGTTGCATAGACAACAATACTTGTCTACCCTTTTCGGCCTTTATTTGTTGTTGAGTAGCCAATTGGTTTTTTAGAGATTGTGTGTTATGTTGTGTTTGTTCTAAGTCATTTTTATTCACAAAGAATGTCGCGCTTATAGCGTCAGCAATTTTCCTCTTGAGGTCAGCAATCTTGGTGTTTTCAGCGACTTCCGTTTGGGCGAGATGGTTTTTTACTTTATTTTGTCGAAGAATATTTTTGCTAATGTTATCTTGTTTAGTCATTATGTGCGCTTTCGCTTGCTCTTCCGACATGCCCTGCTTAGTGTAATAACTTATAAGTCTTTTTTCATCATCCATTTTGTATAGCGTGTTCAATTGCGCCTCATAAATATCAAGCATAGCGGCTTCGTTAACCATTTCCTTAACATACGCAGGGTCTTCGTTTGCTATTTTTACCTGCCTCTCTATGTCTAATTGTTGTTGTAAGGCTTGTTGTAATTGTTTTTCTTTTTGGAGAATAGTGTCTAATTTTGGTAATTTAGCATTTTGTAAATTGGCGATTTGTTGCTCAAGAGTTAGTTGCTCTCTTTTCATTTGCATACTTAGGATAGACATAGTTACTTCTCTATCCCTTAAATCTAATTCGTGAGCGAGCATACCCATAGTGGTTGCGGCTATACCTTTCTGTGAGCCGTATGCGTTGGCTCGAACAATCTCTTCACCGTTGATAGCCCGTAACAAAGCCTTTTGGGTTCGCAAAGAAACATTGAGAGACATAATATTTAGCATCCCTTCGGCAAGCGGGGCAAAAATCTTACCAAAGGCATTTACCGTTGCCGCCGCTTTCAATACACCACCAACGGCTTCGGATTCTTCGCCCATCTCGCCCATAGCGTTTGTCAAATTAGCAAGAGTGTTAGTAGCAAATGTAACACCGGGAACAAAGTGATTCCCTAATGCCGCTTGTGCGTTAGTCAATTTTGCCTCGGCTTGGGTCAATTGAAACGCTTGGTCTTCATACCGTCTGTTCAATTCTTCTTGGGCCGTGTCTAAACGCAGGGTTGCTTGAGCCGATAAATCTAATGCTCGGTCGTAGTTATCCATTAACTTGATAGCACGAACATAGTGGTCGTTACCTGCTATTGCTTGAGCGACTCTCATTTTTTCAGCCTTGTTGTTCATAATCGCTGACTTTGAAACATCACCGAGTATTTCTTCCATTGAGCGTAAGTTGTCATTTTCGTCTTTGACTGCTATACCATACTTTCTTAATATTTCAGTGCTACCGCCTGTATCAGCACCAAGACGAGCATACATCATACGAAGCGCACGACCGGCCTTACCTTGCTCTTCACCGGCTTCAATCAGCGTTGCTGACATAGCGGCCATAAACTGTGTGCTTTCACCGGCTAACTGTGCCGAAGAAGCATACTGATTCATAACGAAAGTAATTTGACTCATGGTGGCGGCTGAACGGTTTTCAATGGTGTTCAATTCATCCATCAATTTGACGCTGTTCGCTCGAACAACATTTGCCCGTTCTTCTTCGCTTAATCGGTTTATTTGACCTTGTGTCAATTCCCCATACATGAAGTTGGTCTGTTGCTGTAAAGAAATCATTCGCTTCATAGCGTCTTCTGTTCCCATGCCACCAATAAGACCAAACTCGATACCGGTTTGGGTGGCGGCGGCTACACCTGCACCACCACCAACAATGGCCGACAATTGCGCCATACGCGCACCTGCGTTCAATGCTTGGTCGGCACTAAAACCTGCGGCCAAACCAATTTTTTCGATAGCACCGGCAACCTCATCACCACCTGCGAAATTAGCAAACTTTTCAAACTCTAATCGGGCTTCGGCAATCTCTCTCGACAAGGGAACGGTAGCGTCTACAACCGCACTCATTTGTTGACTAAGCGCACCTGCTGATTCTTGGATGCTTGACAGACCGTCAAGCATAAGAGATTGTAAGACTGTAACTTTAGCCTCGGCATCTGCAATCAATCGCGTAGCCTGAAAAGAACCGACGACATCGAAGAAAACTTGCGAAGCACCGGCTCGGAGAACGACCATCGCGATAGCCGCAACAAGACAAGGTAGAATAGAGATAAAAATAAACTCAATCAATTTTCATCCCCTCTACTGCTCTACTACTGCTTAGACATAGGAACACCTAAGCCCCTAAGCATGTTTAGCCCTTCGTTGTCGTTTAATAATTCTCTTTGGTTTATGCGTTGCTTTCGACGGGCGGCGGCACTGTTGCCATCCATTTTCTTTTTGCTGTCGTTTGTTGCTTTTTCGATTTTTTCGCTCATTTCCATAGCGACTAATAAATCCATACTGAGCATCTCTTGACCGCCTTCGCAGTCATACCTATCCCACAAATCCGAGGGTAGCGTTCCTTTGTATGCCATGCACAAGGTTGGTGCTACTCGGAAGAATGTTCCAAAGGGATAGCACCTTCGGGGTTATCTCCCCGAACAAACCCAAGAATCATTCTCAATTCTTCACTTGTCAAATCGTCAAGGTCAAAGTCCTTTGGTGCAATAATTGATTTAGGCATCCACTCACGGATTTGGTTTTCCATACCGCAACCGGCTTCTTCTAATGCGTTGGCAAACTCTTCGTTTTGCTCATCAGTCCACTCGGTAACATCAGTCCCAAAGTGTGAAAACTTACGAAATGTTTTCGCTTGGAGATTCTCAATTTTCAATTTTGACATTCCACCGGCTTGTCGCACAGTGATTGTCGTTCCGTCATCTAATTCAAAGTCTTTTGTTAATACAGGCATTTTCTTCACTTCTTTTCTCTTTCCTTTTAGGGGAATACTATACTTATGCTATGTCATACCTTAGTATGCGGAACTCTTTGTTGTTTGGAGGGTGCAATCCATCATTTTACTATCGTCAGGACTGAAAAGTGCGACGAAAGGAACACTCATGGTTTGAGTGTC